ATGGCCTGTATGTCGCCCTTAAGAGCAGAGCGACTAGCCCAAAAAACAAAATCGGGAAAATACCCTTTAAGAGTCTTAGACTCTCAGCCCCCTGAATTGGGGCAAATTCAAATAGCTTGCGGCCAGTGTATAGGCTGCCGGCTTAATCGTTCCCGAGAATGGGCAATACGCTGTATGCACGAAGCACAAACCACAAAAGAAGATGGACTTGAATCCAGCTTCATAACTCTGACCTATGAGGATAAATACTTACCTAAAGACTTCAGCTTAGATAAAAGCCATTTTCAAAAATTCATGAAAAGGCTTCGAAAAAAAGCTGGCAGAGTCAGGTTCTATCACTGCGGTGAATATGGTGATCTAAATGAGCGGCCTCATTATCATGCTCTTATATTTGGTTATGATTTCCCTGATCGCGAAATCTTTTCAACCCAAAACGGCATCCGATGCTATACGTCTAGCTTTCTATCTGATCTTTGGCCTTTTGGTTATAGCACTGTTGGCGACTGCACTTTCCAGAGTGCTGCATATGTCGCCCGCTATATTATGAAAAAAAAATATGGCCAAGAATCACAACTTAATTACTACAGAATGGATTACTCAACCGGAGAATATTTCGGATGGAAACAACCCGAATACACCACAATGTCAAGACGACCCGGAATCGGAACCGAATTCTTTAACCGCTATAAATCAGACTTCAATGACGGAACGGCTATTCTAAATAATTACGAAGTAAAAATGCCTGACTTCTATCTCGGTCAATTCGAACATTCGGACCCGGAACTATTCAATACAATTAAATCAAAAAGGAGAAAAGCAGCCAAAAAACTATCTAAAGAAAATACACCACATAGACTTCAGCAAAAACAAAAATGCCTTGAAGCTAAAATCAACAAATTAAAAAGGACACTTTAAAATGATTACTAAAATATATGCCGTCTTCGATCAAAAAGCCCTCATGTATACCAATCCAATGATTTATCAAAATGAGGCAGTAGCTATTCGCGAATTCGCTGGAATAGCAAACGACCCGGAATCCAGAATCGGCAAAAACCCCGAGGACTATAGCCTCTGTGAAATTGGCGAATATAACGATGTATCTGGTATCTTAATGCCCATAGATTCACCAAAAACTGTCGGAAAAGCAGTTCAATATATAGGGAGACCTTCAGACTTATGAAAAATAGAAAGAAAAAATTACCTCATTGGTACACAGATTACACACCAGCAGAACTTCAAAAAATGTATGAAGATCTGCTATCAAATGATAAAAAATTAGACAGGAAGAAATAAACATGTCAAAACTTCACTCGGTAATGTCGCATCAGTTCTCAAGAGTCCCTCAGGCTGATATTCAGAGATCATCTTTCGATCGTTCACACGGACACAAGAGTAGTTTCGACGCCGGATTCTTGATACCTATCCTCGCTGATGAGGCATTGCCGGGTGATACTTTTAATTGCCAACTAAACGCATTTGCAAGACTCGCTACACCCATATTTCCAATCATGGACAATATGTTCATGGATACTTTCTTTTTCGCTGTCCCAATCAGATTGCTCTGGGACAACTGGGAAAAATTCAACGGAGCACAAGATGACCCCGGAGATTCAACCGATTACGTGGTACCTGAATTGGAATCAACCGGAATCGGCGGCTTCGGTATAAACGGTGTACATGATCATCTAGGTTTGCCTACAGGAGTTGGTGGAATTACTGTCAATGCACTCCATTCCCGAGCCTATAATTTAATATATCGAGATTGGTTTAGAGATCAAAATTTACAAGACTCACCACCAATACATACAGATGACGGCCCAGACCCCATTGAAGATTACGTAATCTTAAGACGCGGAAAAAGACATGACTATTTCACTTCCGCATTACCATGGCCGCAAAAAGGCGACGCCATCTCATTACCCTTGGGCACCAGTGCCCCTGTTGTACCCACAAACGCTGCATGGTCCCCTTCATACATCTCTGATGGTGGCGGAGCCTCTGTCGCCCAATCACATTACACATTTGCAACAAATAACGAAGTTTACTTTTCTGGTGGCACACCAGCTGAAGAAGGCTTTATGCTTTGGAATGACCCAAACTTACAAGCAGACCTTACTGACGCAACCGCAGCAACCATTAACGAGTTAAGGCAAGCTTTCCAGATTCAAAAAATGTTAGAGAGGGATGCTCGAGGTGGTACACGTTATACGGAAATCATTAAAGCTCATTTCGGCGTTACTTCGCCGGACCAAAGACTCCAACGCCCTGAATACTTGGGCGGCGGAAGCACTCCCATCAGTGTTAGCCCAGTTGCGCAAACTTCTTCCACAGATACAACCACACCGCAGGGCAATTTATCTGCTGTTGGTACTGTTTCTATTACTGGCAACGGTTTTACTAAATCCTTCACCGAACACTGCATCATACTTGGGCTCGTTTCTGTCCGTGCTGATCTCACTTATCAGCAAGGGATAGACCGTCAATTTCTACGATCCACACGTTATGATTTCTACTGGCCAGCACTCGCCAACCTTGGCGAACAGTCCATTACGAATAAAGAAATCTACGCTCAAGGCACAGCCGGTGGCACTGAAGACGATGAAATTTTCGGCTACCAAGAGAGGTTCGCCGAGTACAGATACGCACAATCAAAAATTACCGGAAAGTTTCGTTCAACCTATTCAAGTTCCTTAGATGCTTGGCATCTCTCACAAGAGTTCACAACTTTACCGGCACTCAATAATTCCTTCATTATTGAAAATCCACCTGTAGATCGAATCATAGCGGTCGATACTGAACCGCATTTTATATTCGATTCTTACTTCAATCTGAGATGTGCCAGGCCGATGCCGATGTACGGCGTTCCTGGTCTAATAGATCATTTCTGATGGGACTCAAAGACTCATTTAAAAAAGTCGCTGGCGTAGCCTTTGGACCAGTAGTCGGCCCCACCTTATTAGGTGGTGGAACCGACATTGCTGGCCAATGGTTAGCCAACAAAGCCAATAAACGTATTGCACAAACTCAAATGAATTTTCAAGAGAGAATGAGCAACACAGCACACCAAAGAGAGGTTGCTGATCTACGCGCCGCTGGCCTTAATCCTATCCTTTCCGCTACTGGCGGCTCTGGCGCCTCAACGCCCCCCGGAGCTGCACAACCCATGCAATCAATAACAGCTAATGCTGTAAATAGCGCTAAAACGGCTGCCCTCTTATCTAGCCAAATTCGACTCACTAAAGCGCAAGCGAAAAAAACCGAGAATGACGCAACAATTGTAGGCAGCCAAATTCCTAAAGCTAAAACATTTCAGAATATATGGGGCTCCGTACTTAAAGGCGTTGAAAAAGGCTCATCAACTGCTAAAGAAGTATGGAAAGATTACAAAACTAATACATGGCCCGTCATAGAAGGCGCGGCCAAATCATGGGGACTCAACGACGCCCCAAATGCAAAATCATTAAAATTCAAAGGTAAATACGGAAACTATCAAGGAAATAAATTCGGAACTGATGTTCCGGTATTTTCCAAAGGCTTTAACAAAGACGGGACCAAAAGAAAATGATCACAAATATCATCACAAATAGACCAGCTACAGAACGTACTATTCGATCAGCCTATGGTGATCAAAAACGAGTAGTCTCACCCATCGTCGGACCTTCACGAACAAAGCAGCAATTCCGTGATGCAACCGACATAAATCTCATTATGGAGACCTACGAAAAAACAGGCGTATTGACATCAATTAATGCTAACGAGCCTCAATATGGGTTCGTACCCAATATTGACTTTCAGGAAGCTCTAGACACTGTCAATCAAGCACAAGAGACCTTCATGCAGCTATCAGCAGATACCCGGAAACGGTTTAATAACAATCCTTCAGAATTGATTACTTTCATGCAAAACCCTGAGAACCTAGAGGAAGCATATGACCTCGGCCTTGCAATTAGGCCCGAAAGGGAACAAAACCCTGCTGAAGCAGCTCGAAATGCTGAACCTCAAGCACCCGCGGATGAAAATCCGCAGCCAGTTACTACTTGATGTAACTGGCGGGACTGACACCTTGTCAGTCCCATAAACCCAACTAGGAGCAATAACTATGCGACGAAGTAAAATCTCAAAGAGTAAATCCCGTAAGACCTTCTCTAAGACCGCAGGATCCACTAAAAAAGTAAATGTGGACCCCAGACCCATGCGCGGCGGAATCAGGCTCTAATGGCCTGTATGTCGCCCTTAAGAGCAGAGCGACTAGCCCAAAAAACAAAATCGGGAAAATACCCTTTAAGAGTCTTAGACTCTCAGCCCCCTGAATTG